TAGGATTAAGGCCTGCTTTTTTCATGTCCTCTACGGCCCTTTGATAGGCCGTGTTTGACATGTGTTCCTGCCATTCTCTGTTTTTCATAGCTTCTGTGCTGTTGAAATTCATCGCTGTAGCGTTTTCGATGTGGTTATATACGCCCTGCATGATTGCGCCCAGAGTGTTATAGCCCATCTGTTGCAGCATGGAACTCTGGTTGAACTGGCTCTGTCGTGCTCCTTCTGCGTTCTGGTATTGGTATGCTCCTTTCAGATATTCCATAACTTGTTCGTCATTCGTTCCGGATTTGCTCATGCTCTGGCTGTGCCCGCCGCCCTGCTGTGTGCTTCCTCCCTGACTTTGGCTCTGTCCTACCTGACCCCATGCACCGAATGCATTTCCTAATGAACCTATTGCATTTCCTATGGTTCCGACTGTTCCGGCCACTTTTCCTATTGTTCCCAGCGCTCCTAATAGTGATAATGCCATTTTAAAATAGCCCGGATTTCTCCGGGCTTCCTCCTTTCTTACAGCTTATACAGGCCCGGCACGCTGTAAAGCGGCATTCTGCGCGTGGTTTTGTTTGCCACGCGGATTGCTCCGAAAAACTGCGGCTCTGTCTGCTCAATTAGCGTTCTTGCAATTTCCGCTTTGCCTTCTTCCATCCATTCCTGCGACAGTGTAGGAACTTTCTCGTAGTTGTCGGCATAGTGCCAGAAATCTAACGTTCCTTCTGCGTTGCTTCTCATAAGACCACTAACCCGGTTCGGTTTCATCCGGTAGTCTGCCCATGCTTCCTGATAGCCGAATGTTTCATCATCGGTCGTATCGCCTGTGAGCATGATTTCCTTCTTTTTTACCGGCTGCTCGCCCAGATTTGCAAACTGCGGCACGTAATAGTCCAGTCGGTCCTGTCTGCTCCAAAATCGCTCAAGGCCCTGCTGATAGCTGCGATTGTGTCTCACACATGCAACGCCAATTATAAAACCGTGCTCTTCGAACGACTTTGTAAAGGAACTTTCGTTGATGGGTGTAACAGACATTGCGCCGGTTTCACCGATTGGCGTATCTGCTGCTTTCTGTTGTCCGCTGGTTTGCACGATTTGGTTAATGTTGACGTGATAGCGTCCACCGCCCAGATATTCAGGCACTTGTACGGTTTTATCCGAAATGATAACGTCCCAAATCGCCTGTACCTGTTCACGATACCTGGAGCCGCCACGTGCCAGCGCCTCATAGTACTGTTGTACGCTGATGGCCTGCCTTAACTGGTTTATGGTTGCAGCTGTTACGCTGCTTAAGTCTGCTGCAAATGCTGCATTTCCTGAGTTTACGGTTTTTCCATCTTCGATTCCGTGCCATTTAAAAGCTTCGTCCACTCCCGTTACTAGAGCGTATTTTCCATCGGTCACTTGTCCCGCGTAAAGCGGTCCTTCATATCTTTCGGTCCCTGTTCCGTAGCTCGTTACAGGCACGTTGTATCCCCAAATTCCCGTTCCTTTGTTTCCGATGAGGTATGGTCTTACCGGTGCCGCGCCCAGCATCGGGATTGTCACTTCCGGCCCACGCTGCGGAGATGGTAAACAGCTCGTGAAATAATCATGGAATTTGTTTACCGGTAAGAGATTGCCCCCTGTTACTGCTTCCTGCAGCTCTTTTTCCAGGGTGTCTTCTTCGCCTGTGCTCATGGTATATGTTACGTCTGCATCGTCACTTTTCAGGACTGCCGCGTTTTCTACGTTTTCATCTCTAAAAAATTCGTTCCAGATTTTTACATATGCTCTGATAGGCAGTGCGTTTATGGTGAAAGGCTTTTTAATTTTCGTAGGTACGCCCATGTAGTCCAAAATAGACTTTTCGTCCGGTTCGGGTTTTACGTCCGTGCCATTGACTTTGATTTGCGGCACCGTGTAATTCTTTGCCGGCATCCACGGCGTTTCCTCTACTTCGCCCATGAAATGTTTGAAGTTATCCCACAGAATTCTATCAGGACAGAAGAAGTAATAAAAGTCGATAAAGCTATCGTCCATCACCGGGTATTTGGGTGTTGTCATACGGATGATGGCCAGCGTGTCAACGCTGAATGTGTCACCCGGTAGGACTTCATCCACGTAAAACGGAATCAGTTTTCCCGCGTCAAACGTTGTTAGAATCGTCTGGTCTCGATTAAACCGCGTTCGGCTTGCTTTCATCTTCGGAATTTGGTTAAAATGTCTTTCGTTATTCCTGTTCACTCTTCATTTCTCCTTCCTTCGGTGCTTCTTTTGGTGCTTCTTTCTGCATTTCTTGCAGTGCCAGCGCGTTTGCCTGCGCTGTTGAAATCATCCTGTGGTATTCGTGAATGTTCTGCGGCCATTCCGTAATATCGATTTCTGCTCCGTCTAGTGCTCCCTGTGAAAGACTCTGCATAAACTGAGGGTCAAAACTTGCTTTGCGTACAATGTTTTTTATGTCGCATTCATCCGCATAGCTCTCGATTTCGCTTTGAATGTCGATGCTTTCGGTTTCTTGGAGATATTCTTTGCCTTCTTTGTCTTTTGCCCATACGTACTGCTTACGCTGTTTCTCGCCTGACGCAGAAAAGAGGGACTTGCGTCCCTCTTCATATCTCTTATTCATGTGGCTTACCCTCCCATACCTTTTCCTTGTCGTTATGGAATTCGCCTGTTTCGTCCTCAAACTGTGCCAGCTTGTAGCCCACGTAATCGGCCGGGGATTGTCCGATGAACGTGTTCTTGTCCTTCTGCATTACGTTGCACATCCGTGCAAACGTCTCGTTGCTTTTGTTTTCGCCTACCCATGCGTAGCACTTCGCTACGTTGTCGTAGATACCATAGTACAGATGTTTCATTTTTTTTCCTCTTATTTTGTTAAGATTTCTATTGCGATTAAAATTGCTGCCGTTCCAATGCAGATGTACATATATGCTTCTGCTGTTGCGAGTAACGTCACAGTCTGATGCCGCCTCTCATCGGTTTCTGACTTAAATTGATGCTTTTTGTTTTTCGCGCGGTTACGTTAAACATTTTTTTGTCTTTGCCGCCACGCATGACTTTACGATGACGTCCCATTGTAGAATCCTCTCTTGATTAGCTCCAACTCGATAGCGTTGATAAAATTTTTGCATTGCCAAATTTCATCTATCATCTTTTTTGCGGTCTCGATTTCGCTTATCTTTCGGAGGAGCTTGTAATCGTTCTCGACTTCTTTATATTTCTTTTCAAGCAATTCTGATAAGCTTCTTTCGGTCTGGTCCCTGATGTTCCATGATTTTGCAATCATCTTTGTTATTCCTTTTCGTTCAGCTGGTCCCGCAGTGCGTGGTAGATTTCGTCCAACTTTTCCAGAATCTGCATCATGATTTTGACTGCCTGTTTGACGTCTTTAATGCTGATAAGAGCTATTGTTTATACCCCCTTTCTGTAGTATTTTTCACGAACGTCTACGTGAACAAAATTTGTGTAGCGTATAACCCCGCCGTAGTTTTTCATGATTTCGTTCGCAATTTTTGCCACTTCTTTTGGCGTGTGTCCCTTGACCACTATATCAGCTGCCATTCCTTTCATGTGATAACTACATTTTGCACCTCCTACTTTTCTATTCCATTCCGGTGTTCTGTATCCACTGTTGATTATTACAGGCGCTTTTAACTTTTCCCGGATTAATTCCAGTACTTCTATTAAGTTCGGAGAGAATAGGAATTCTTCTGTTCCGTCCTTACATCTAAACTCTTTTCCTGTGAAATGTTCTGCGCCTAATAGTGTCCCGGGATACGTCTCAACATATATTGTCTGCATCTCCTTTTCTCCTTTGTTCGTATTATACAAAAAAAATTTCCGGTTGTCAATTGATTTTTCTATATTCCCAAAGATTGTTGTGTTTTGCATACTCATCATTCATGAGTCTTTTGCTTTGGTCATTGTCGGTGTAATAGATTTCGTGGTACTTTACGATTCCGGGTAATTCCATTTCGTAATAGTATTTCCTGCCCCACAATCTACCGTTTTCTTTTAGTTTCGTCAACTGGTTTTTGGTTAATCTTGCAGTTTTCATTGTTTAGTCTTCTTCTACTTTTTTTATTTTCCACTGACTTATAATATCTTTTTTTGTCCAGATAAGACACTTTGCAAGTTTTTTACTTTCTGCCAGCGTGTGCCGGACTTCCTTTTTACCAGTTTTTGTGTTTATCATTTCGATTCTGTAGCTCTTTATTGTCATTCTGAGCACCTTCCTTTCTGTGATTCTATTATACCACTTATTGCAAGTTATTGCAAGTTATTTTATAAAATAGGATATATTCCTGTTTCCCTAGGATAGGAGCGCCGTTAGACTCTCGCCCGCAGGCGCTCTTTTTGATAAGACCGGCAAAGCCGGTCAGACTGTCGGTGCGCTCCGTCAGACTTTGCCGCTACTGCTCACCCTGCTTTATTGGCCGTTCTTTCAACAGTTTCCACAGACTTTTCAACTTTTTAACATTGTTAAACTTTAGCACAACAGAGTATTTCAACGTTTCAACATTTTTTCAACAAATCTTTCAACGCTCTTTTTTACCTTTTTCTAACGTTCTAACGTTCAAATTTATCTGTTTTCAACTTTTCCACGTATTCTACTACTACGTCTACAACAAGTTATATAATATTACACGTGCGCGTGTGCGCGCGTCTACGCGTGCGCGTGTGCGCGAATAAAGCCCAGTACCTTACTTGATAGGTACTGGGCTAGGTGACACCAATTAGAGCACGCCGCGCTTTTTCGTTTGCTTTTTGGTAACACGCTCTTTTGCTTCCAACTGTGTTTTGTAGTCTTGTCCTTCTAACTGCAGTCTTTTTTGCTCTATGGCTTTCCTCTGCCTGTTCTGCTTGATTCTCCATAGCCTTTCTGGGTTTTCCTTCTCCATCATCTTTTCATAATATCGCGGTATCTGTGCTTGCTTTCCATTGGTGCACTGTATATACCCTTGTCGCCATATCTCCTCTTTGTGTTCTTGATAATACGAATCGCCTAACCCCGGCTTGAGCGACATACACGCAAATGGCTTTTGCTGTCCTAGTTTATGGTATTCGTTTGCTTTTTGGTCGTCAATTTCGTACATTTTTTTTGTCACATATCCTGCAACATATCTATATGTTTCTGGTACTGCTTGTGCTATTTGAATTTGACCGTTTCCCCACAGCTTTTCTAGCCATTCGCTTGTATAATACCCGTTGTGATGGATTTTATATAGCTGTTTCAGGTCAGTTGGTTCCCATCCGTATAGTATCATATGGTAGTGTGGTCTTGCCGTTTGTTCTCCGTATTCTCCCGCACAGAAAAACCTTAGTTGCTTCTTGTACGCTTTTCTGAGCCTTTTTAAGAACTTCTGTACATCTGTGTATAGTAATGTTTGTACGCTTTCCGGCGATTTTTCGCCTGGTTTCCATACATATTGCGCTTTTCTTAATAATTCACCTGTTTTGAGTATCATTCCTGGAACATGTTCATCATCATATGTCAGTGTGATAAACCACACCTGCTCTTTCGGCCATTGTCTTGCCTCTAGCTCAATTCTTGTTGTCCAGTCCTCTCTTTGCTTTATTCTACATCCGATGCATTGCCCGCATGGTATTAACATGACTCGTGGGTTATACATCAAATCTTCATATCTCAGTTTTTTGCCCATTCTTTCAGAAAACCGGGCAAGTGAATACACTTGCCCGGTAATTTCTTTGTCGTCTGGGCTGTATATCCGGATTAATGGATTATAACAGCTCATTTTTTATCTTTTCCTTCCTGTGATGTTGTCGATTCCGTGGCCGTTTTTTACGTTGTCTTTGGCTCTGTTTATGTTTCCTCTTAATTTTCCGCCTGCTTTTCTTCCTGCTCCTATGGCGTCTTTGATTGCGTTGCCTGTGTTTTTGCCGATGTCGGACAGTGTTTCTTGTAATCCAAGTGGTGTCATTCCTGTACTGCTTAACATCTGGTTCCAGCTCTGTGCGGCGTTGTACCAGTCACTTTGTGACCAGCTTTCACTTGAGTATGAGTTGGGTACGAAACCGGATGCCCTACTTACTCCCAGTGCACTTGATGATGGTGCGCCCATGCTTGCGCCTGAAATCGTTCCTGCGCTACCTCCCGGCGTGCTTGCGCCGCCGTTTTGGAATGCAAGTATAGGATTAAGGCCTGCTTTTTTCATGTCCTCTACGGCCCTTTGATAGGCCGTGTT